GTAATGTTAGATCTGATGCATCAATGCCCGGAACTTTAGGGGGTTCTGGTGGCGGTGCGGAAGCCTCAGCTTCTTTAGCAATTTATCACGGTTTTGGTATTAGCGGTCAGGGCAACAATGGCGGAGAAGGCAATGCTTTATCTGCGGGCAACTCTGGCGGAGGAGGAGGCGGAGGCGCAGGTGCTGTTGGTGGAGATGGATCTACCTCAGTAGGCGGAGCAGGTGGAGACGGTCTTGACTACTCTACTTGGGCTACTGCAACCTCTACAGGCGATAGTGGGTACTATGCAGGCGGTGGCGGTGGATCACGGCCTGACGGTAGTTCTGGAGCAGGCGGTGCAGGCGGTGGCGGTGCAGGCAGTGATGGAACAGGAACATCCGGCACAGCAAACACTGGGGGCGGCGGTGGTGGCTCAAGTAACACTACTACAGGCACTACAGGCGGCTCAGGTATTGTTATTATTAGATACGCTGTTTAATCAAAGGAGATACAAATGGCACACTTTGCAGAAATTGATGCAAACAACAAGGTAAAGCGGGTGATCGTTGTTTCCAATGACGATTGTAATGGTGGTGATTATCCGGGTTCTGAAGCCTCTGGTGCGGCATTTTGTCAAAACCTGTTAGGCGGAACATGGAAGCAGACAAGCTACAACGGTAACTTCCGCAAGCGTTACGCAGGCAAGGGTTATGAGTTTGATGCAACGAACGACTGCTTCTGGCCCCCACAGCCTTACGCTTCATGGACAAAGAACACAACTACTCTTGAGTGGGATGCTCCAGTAGCCAAGCCAGATGACGGCAACGAATACATCTGGGATGAAGAAGCCTATCAAGCTGACAACACAGCAGGATGGGAAGCACTGGACGTAGCTGAGTAAGGGTAGGATGTGAAGGATATGGCAACAGAAGGCACTAAGCAAGTAGTAGACGCAGTTAGTGTATTCACAGTAGTAGGAACACTTGGTGATATGTTGCCTCCAATGGCGGCGTTGTTCACAATTATCTGGACAGGCATAAGAATATACGAAACAGAGACAGTACAGAGGTGGCTAGGAAGGAAACCTCCGAATGATATTTGAAGCCATTGCCGCCATTAAGATAGCCAATGAAGCCATTGGAGCTATCAAAGAGTTTGCAGGCCATGTACAGTCTGTAGGAGCAATGGGTAAAGACCTGACTAAGTTAGCAGATGCGAAAGCAGAACTTGAGAAGGCTTCAAAAGATGGAGACATGGAAGCGTTCTGGGCATTAGAAGATATTAAGAATCATGAAGCTGAAATTAAAAGACAGTTTATATATGCAGGAAGACCGGGACTCTGGGAAGACTACTGCACTTTTATTGCCAACAGAAAAATGCTTAGAGAAAAACAAGCTAAACGAGAAGCCGCTGAGAAGGCCCGTAAGAAGAAACTTATTAAAGACGTGCTTCTTGGTCTTGCTGTTACCGTTGGCATCCTTGGTGCTGTTGGGATTCTTGTTTACGCAGTTTATTGGATGGTCTCACTGAAGGGTAAATAGTATGTGGATTACACTAGGCATATATGCAATTGCTCTACAGCAAGGAATCTTCCAGATTGTAGAGACTAAAGAGTTTATGAACCCTGAAGATTGCTTTAGAGAAGCCTTAGTTGTAATGCAGGATGATACAGATAAACGTGGTATGCTGTGTATACCGTTTCTCAAGAAGGGTAGTTAATGACTGAATTAGACAAGTATGACTTGAATGGTGATGGTGTCTTAGATGCTGAAGAACGCAAGATTATGTTGGAAGACCGTCGCCGCAAAATGGAAGACGATGACGCCCAACGTGATAGTATTCGCAAGATGGCTTGGTTTGCTCTTATTGGTTTGCTACTGTATCCACTTGGTATCTTTCTTGCTGATGCCTTCGCTATGGGTACAGCCGCTCAGTTAATTGCTGACATTGCTCCAACATACTTTGCATCTATTGCAGTGCTAGTCTCTGCATTCTTTGGTGCATCTGCTATTAAGAAAGGTGGCTAGATATGCTTCAAATGCTCATCGGCCCCGCCATAGACCTCGCAAAAGATTTCGTCAAGGGGAAGGCGGAAGAAAAGAAAGCAATACAACAACGCAAGATAGATCAGATAAACAACGATGCAGACTGGGAAGCAAAGATGGCAGATGCCACTGCAAACAGTTGGAAGGATGAGTTCTGGTCCATTGTATTAGCTTTGCCGATTGTTGCGATTGCATACTCTGTCGCTGTTGACGATGTTTCTATTATTGAGCGTGTAAAGCAAGGATTTACAGTGCTTAATGACCTACCAGAGTGGTATCAATACCTACTCTTTATCGCAGTATCTGCTAGTTTTGGTTTGAAATCAGCAGACAAATTAATGAACTTAAAGAAAGGAAAGTAACATGGCTCAAAAAACTTACACACGTGCAGAAGTTAAAAAACTAATTCGTGACTTAGATAAGAAACTAGATGAAATGCTAGTGCCTGCCCCTAAAGTTATGAAGCCACGCACAAGCAAGCGTCCGGGGAGTAAATAATAATGCCAAAATATACTAACCCAGCGGACGCATTCGACGAAGGACGTTTCTTATCAGGCGACAAAGACCTACCAAAGCCAAGTAAGCCAAAAGTAAAGAAGCCTCATCCAAGCTGTACAACACCTGAGACATGTGTCGCACAAGGCCGTTGTCGAAAGACAGGAAAAGCCTTGGTAAACGGCAAAGTGACTAAGTAATTTGACATTTAACATTTTTTCTGGTATAATACAATGGCTACAAAACAATCAGCAGGTAAAGCCTTAACAGGCACTCTTACTGATATTTACACAGTTCCCGATCACAAGACTGCTGAGTGGATATTAGTATACATCACAAATACCTCTGGGTCAAACGGCTCATACACGCTAAAGTATTATGATGCCTCAGAAAGTGCCACACTGCCTGTTCTTGACGGTTACACTATATCCTCTAAAAGTTTCTTTCAGATTGGTGGAAACTACAATGAATTTATCATGATGGAAGCAGGGGATAAAATACAAGCGTCAGGTACGCAATCTGGCACGATTCTTGTTTCAGTCATAGAACGTAACAGTTATAGGTAGTTTATGTCAATTGAATATCGTGGTGAGACGTTTGCCGGGTACAATAAACCAAAACGTACCCCAAATCACCCAACTAAATCACATGCTGTTTTAGCGAAAGAGGGCGAAAAAGTAAGCCTGATTAGATTCGGTCAGCAAGGTGTCACAGGTGATAAATCCCCTACAGCACGTCAGAAAGCGTTCAAGGCACGTCATGCTAAGAACATAGCAAAAGGTAAAATGTCAGCGGCTTATTGGGCTGATAAGGTGAAGTGGTAGCAAATGACCTACAAAACCATTGTCAATAACATTCTCAAACGGCTCCGAGAAAGCGAGGTGACGTCTGTTACAGATAACGCCTATAGTAAGCTGATCGGCGTGTTAGTGAATGATGCAAAGCACGAAGTTGAAAACTCGTGGGATTGGTCAGCGTTGCGTAAAACGCTTACCGTTACAACCACAGCAGACATTTTTAACTACGAGTTAAATGGATCGCAGAATAACATCACTGTTCTAGACGTGATTAACGACACAGAAAATGTATTCATGCAGTACAAGACTGCACACGAAATGAACAACTGGTTCTTAAACGGTACGCCAGAGAATGCTCCGCCACGGTACTATTCGTTTAACGGTGTTTCCGACGACGGGGATACACTAATCGATATATATCCAATCCCAGACGGTGTATTTACGCTTCGGTTTAACGTCGTGCAACGTACAGCAGAATTGTCTGACGATTCTAATACGTTACTAATTCCTGCAAAGCCTGTAGAAATGCTAGCGTATGCTAAAGCCGTTGAAGAGCGTGGGGAAGACGGAGGTGTTGCATCATCGTCTGCATATGCAACGGCACAACGTATGTTAAATGACGCCATAGCCTATGATGCATCAAAGCATCCTGAAGAAACTATTTGGTATAGTTAATGAAGCCGTTGAAGTCAGCTACGATTGCCGCACCGGGGTTTTATGGTCTTAACACCCAAGAGTCTAGTATTACACTAGATTCTGGATTTGCCTTAGAAGCTACAAACTGTATTATTGACAAGTTTGGTCGTATTGGAAGTCGTAAAGGCTGGACAGGCTTAAATGAAACAGAATTTACCGGGCAAGTAAGAGCATTAGCAGAGTACACAAAGACTGATGGTACATTAGAAGTCTTGTACGCCGCTAATAATAAGCTGTGGCGTTTAGAAGATGACGGAACATCAACAGAACTAACAGCTTTGGAAGCTACTATTACAGGGGCGACACAGGCTAATCCATGCTCGATAACGGCTACAGCACATGAACTGCAGACTGGTGACACTGTAACAATTACAGATGTTGTTGGGATGACGGAACTAAACGGTAATAGTTATACAATCACTGTTGTAGATGATGATACGTTTACGTTAGACAGTACAGACTCGACAGGCTACACAGCCTACACGTCTGGTGGTACAGCAACCAAAGACAGTATTACCATTACAGATGATGATTGGCAAATTGTTACGTTTAACAACCATGCTGTATTTATTCAAGATGGTCATGAGATGGTGTACTACAATGGTACTAACGACCACTACTATGAATACTCATCAGCGGCAGATACAACATCCCCTAGTTCTGGAGCGGCATGCTTCAACCGGGTATGGATTGCTAAGAACAACACAGTTTACTGGTCGAAGATTTTAGAGCCACAGAGCTTTTCAGGTACAGGCACTGGCTTTATTAACGTCAGGGAAGTGTTTGGTGAAGATGATGACGTTACAGCTATTACGTCGTACAACAATCGACTAACTATCTTTGGTCGTCGGAATATTGCCATGTTTAGTGGAGGTGAAGATCCTACAAGTGGCAACTTCCAGATGATCGATCACATTAAAGGAATTGGCTGTATTGCTCGTGATTCCTTACAAAATATTGGTACAGATGTTGTATTTTTATCTGGGGATGGTGTACGCACACTAGGTCGTACAATTCAAGAAGTATCTTCTCCTATTGGCGATGTATCTAAAAACATCCGGGATGAGATTGTTCAGTATGCCGCTGGTGAATCAACCTATAGAATTAAAAGTGTGTTTTCTCAAGAAAATGCGTTTTACTTG